GCTGTGACTCAGCGACACTAAAAGAAATAGAAAATCTTTTTGCGCCAGAAGAAAAGCGACAGGGAAAACTGGCAAACCCTGAAGGGACAAACGTCCAGCATCATAAACAAAAGAAAAATACAAGAGAGCCTGATAAATTCATGGCTTATATGCCTACAGAGCAAGCTGTAGCACACCTTACACCATCTTACACTCAGGCAAATGCGGCCCTATTTCCTGATAAATAGGGAAACTCGTCACTAGAGCCTGGCACGTTACCACCAGGAGCAAAACCTTTACTCTAGCCGCTGCTCATCGGGTTAGTAACTCCCAATGAGTGTTGGTTCTAAATGGAACTTCCCAACACAGCTTAGTTTGTAGGAAATGGAACAAAGCATCATAAATTGTGGGCCAACAATGAGTTTGAGCAGAGTTATGACATACCGATTTCACGGAACCCCTTATTACTAGGGTATCTACTTCACTTCTGGGGCCAACCAGACCGTAGAGTTTCACACTTGTGCTCGTTACCGATTTCACGGAACCATCAGGTATCATTGCATCCACCGAATATGATACAGAACCAAGTCCAATACCAAACACACTAAAACACTATGTACAAACCAACCACGTAGATCCGTGGTAGTGACACACGAAGTTCACCGGCTTGCCTGGTCTAGAAAACGCGCAAACTAATTAATAGTAACATTGCCGCACCATTTCCCCAAACAGGTCATGGCGCGAACTTTATTAATAGCCGCATAATGTGGAAGTCTGGATCTCCTACATGCTGCCTCAAAAGAGCAGTCATCATACAAGAACCTATCCTCCCACTTGTTTCCCACACCAATATCCACGAGAACAATTCCCATGGCTTCATGGCCGGCACACATAGACGAACACTTCAGTTTAGCAGTAGCGGCAAAACTTGCCCTTCCACTCACTAAAGCATTGTCTTTAAACGCATAATGTTTTCTACCCCCTTTAACCAGTTCAGTAGTAACACAAATATGGGGATAAACCACCTCATCAAAAGGAACCAATCGAAATTCATCTTGTAAATACTTAACAAATGGTTCCTCTACACTAACCAGGGCAGGACCAGTGTATGAAAGATGACCAGCCGGCGTGCGTTTATTACACCAACTGAAAAATGTAGAAAGATGGATGGGGTCTTTCGGACATATATTTCTGTATAAAATCATAGACTCTTCCACCGTTCTAAATCCAAATCCTGAGCAAAAAGAAATTAGCGCTGTCCAAGCTCCAATATAAGGCTGATTGTCCCTAAAGACAACATGCTTCTTATCGGAGATGGCCTCACTAATCTTTTGTGAATACTCACAGGATCCAGATGCCCAATTCCGTACCCAATTATTTGTGGGCATACAACCAATGCCACCGCCTGGAACGATGGGGACATGAATTCCTACTTCTCCACGGAACAGTGGAAAAGTTGAGACAACAAAATAATCACCACCTCGATCACACCATTTTGGTCCTGCTATGGAAAAATTATTGTCCACGGAATTAATTACATCAGCAGGACCATGTTGTTGCATGAAGGTGGAAAACTGTGGATTAATCAACACGTCCATTCTGTCATTATATGAAAGCCCAGAGTTTCCTGTTAGCTGTGCCGTATGCCAACTCTGAACTTCATTCCAGGTGAGAGAACTTCCTTTCCAGGAAGGGAAAAGAGTTTCATAATACTTACGCAAAGCCTCAAACTCTTCCCTATCATCATGCATCACTAGTTCTCTCAAACAGTTCTGGTAATTGTCAAACAACAAAGGAACCCAATCAAGGTCCTTCGCTCTGACATGGACAAGACTCGAATATATGGACTTCTTATCAAGAGGCGCTAGAACTCGGCCACCAACAGCCAATTTGAAGCCCCTCTTTAAAAAATCCAATTCAAGCAAAGGTCTCTCCTCAATCGTAGGAGCTGTCTTGTCCTTACCATCAGTAATTGTCACTTTGTACTGCGCCAGCCAATCTTTAAGAGCGTTCCCATTAAAATCCTTAATTACACTCTGGGAGCACGCTATAAGATTGTCATCTCCGTACACGAGCAAACACACACACTTCGAAAAACGATCCCTATTTACACCTGGAACCAAAGAACGATATGCAATTCTAACTAAAAGCTCATTAAACAAAGAATTCAACAAAACCGTTAGTGCACATCCAGAGGGAATGCCAGCCCGGAGAGAATATACCTGATTTCCAGCAATCGACTTACGTTGATACAAAGCCAGCAAAAGGTTCTTCCTCTGAGAAAGGGATTTCTCTGAATCGTCTCGGTAGCATCGGTTGATCATATCGCCAATAACGTTGAGGAACTGATAAGTCATCAGTCCGTCAAAGCTTTGGTAATCACAATTACACGCCACGTCATTGACTTGCGCGAGTCTAGTATAAATGTCCAACCACTCACGTGAATAGACATTAATACCAACTTGGCACGGCAATCTATGCCTATTTCTCATCAAAAAAGCAGAAAAAGACAAGAATTTCTGCCGCAAACGCAAGTTATAATGCAAAGGCAAAATTGAGAACAGGCGAGTCTTGGGCTTAAGGATTTTCCTCTCTACCAAGCACTCATCCTTTGGACACTCAACACACACCAATTCAGGAATTCCTTCATATTCACACAGTTCCCTATAAGCAATTTCCACAGGTGTGTTGGGTAACAAAGTCCGCTCACCAGGTAAACCCTCAAAAAAACGAGCCTTCCCGGTTTCGCCTCCTGTTCTAGTCAATGTGAAAGGGTAGCCTTCAGAAGTAGACATAACAAGTGGATCAAAAAACTTTTCAGCCTCACCGTCCGCACCATTGATAGCAACATCAAGAGATACATCTGAGAGAGAGCCTTCAAGACAATCAAACCACTCTTCAACTATCTCATCGGCCACATGCCTCAACAATCCCTCATCAACGGCTTCCATAGGCTCGGCAAACTTTTCCAAGCCATTGATTAAAGGATCATAAGACATACTTCCCTTAGGAAGTCCTTCCTTCTTCTCAAGATCAGCCAAGATTTTGGGCAACCGCTCATCATCTTTCGATAATATAGCAGGATGCTTCACTTCAACATTCTTAGGCTGATACTTTAAGGGCACCTCAACAAACTGCGACTTCTTTGGTAAATGGGGTGTCTGATCCACTGGCAACCATCCAACCTTGCAATACCCTGGGGCTATTTCCACAATTTCCTCATTATAAGAAAGCACAGATTTCGCCTCCATGGGTTGCCAAGCCGGTAACAAGCTACAGGTGGTACGTCCATCCGCATATCCCACTAACAAAGAAGTCACCTTCCACTGCTTATTGACAAACGCCATACATAAAGCACCACAATCATGATCCTTCGCTTCAAACGGATACACCACGTACTTAGGAATCTGCCGCTGATAAACACACTGTTTTCCTTGATATCTGACAATAGTTGCTTTCTCAGTGAGAACACTAGCATCAGACTTCCACTCATTTGTCTTGGGTGTTCCATCAGAAGCAAGCCTAACACCCGCGCAATGCGCTCTGAACTTACTAGGAAGATCGGCTTCAAAATCTTCTAAGAAAAATCTCTTCTTCCTAGCATTGGAAAGTACCTGCAAATCACCAGACGTATACACCACCAATTCAGAATCATCAAATTCAACAATATTATCAGGATTCCATACGTGGTATAGAGGATAAGATTTATCATAAGCAATGACAACCTCCTGTCCTCTCTTCAAATCCAACGCCTGGTGTCTAGTCATCAATAACGACCTTCCAAAATATTGGCACGCGGATATGAATTGAGAAGCGTGACCAGAATGAATCTCAACAATCAGAGAATGCCACTCTGGTACCTCTTCCCCTTCCATAGACCGCGCCAACACAGTTCGTTGTTGCACAGGCATATAACGGTTAGGGCGTCGCACAGAAGGACCACTAGCAGAGGATGAATTCAATCCATTCATAGCGTCCACTTTATTCATGGCAATTGCAGCAGAAGCCACAGAAGCTCCACCAAAACAACTGGCTAAAATAGAAAACAAACCGTAAAAAGAAATAACTATACACACCACTGCAGCCAACAAAAGAAAAATGGATCTTCCATTGTCTGCAACAGCCGCATATGTCTTCTTCATCGCTCGCATCAGCTTTTGATAAGCAAACTCCCCAGGAGAAGCACCAGCTTCTCTATGGATCGTATCAATCTTAAGCTGAGACAACCTCAGATACACACGCTCAGTTAGCGGCAAAGAATGAAAAAATGTTTGTTGTTCAGCAGAACACTTAGTTGTCATTTTATCTACAGAAATAATGTTATGCTGAAGATTCACCATCTCATGTAGGAATGAACCCACAAACCCATTCTTGGGATCGCGAGCAAGTCGAACATGGATGTCATTATATACATTATCCAATGTTATACCTTCCAAGTGTAATGGCATCTTGTCAAAGGTACACTCTACCAATCTATGTAAAGCATTGTATACAAAGAGTTGCCTATCCAAAGCAAGGAAACTGAAACCCCTAGGACGCTCGCCGCCTTCTTTCATGCGGATATTACACTCCTCAATTTCACTCTCCGACAGTGGGTGGCCTATCAAGTCCAAATCTTTCAAAAAATCCTTGGCAAACTCAAAAATCGGGTGGCGAATACCACGTTGAGACCTAAAAGTATTAATCCTGATCATCTCATCACCCATATGTTCACCCATCTTTGTTTTGATAACTGCCATCGCCTCAGAGGGTGTCATCCAATCCGTCAATGGAGCTCCTCGTGCTGGATCAGTTGCTTTAGCCTGATGTTTAGGCTGCAACAACCTCACTTCCGCACAAGCTTCCAAATTGCCCGGATTGTACTTTGACCCTTCAACGCGACGGCATTCCACAACCACCCCTCTTCGGTTGTAAAAAGAGGGTTCATCTCGCACACCACTATCACTTGGCAATTTCTCTTCATTACAAGTGGTAACGACAATAGGTGAGTCCATAAGCATTCCTTTGTCCTCAATATAAGCCATATTCAAAGGGAAGGCTTGTGAATTTACCACATCGATCATCTGGCTTTCAATTGATGGTTCAACCTTCACTGCAAACATATCATCAATCATGATGCACGACTGGCGGCAGTAGCCAGACCAGAATGCGTCACTCTTTCCTTTCGTGAAGATCGAATCCCTTGGCAAATTCATCTCAGCCAGAAGCTCAGGAGCAACCATACTATTAGCAAAGTTAGTTTTCCCAGACTGGGAGGCACCAAAAACATAGACCCAAAAGGGAAAAACTCGGGTGCCTTCAAACTTTCCTGCTTTAGCACAGCGACTCCGCAACTCAATCAACTCCTCGACTTGTTTCTTAATAATCATTCCAAAATCTGTAGAGGTGCGTCGAGGAACACCACTAATCCCAACAAGCAGGTTCTGACCCTCGGCCAGAAGGTTCTCCACGGTTTCAAGAACCATCCTTCCACTAAGATCCATAGTCTGGCATTGCAACTTAACATCATGCGCACGCTTAAGCCAAAGTTTTGGATCTCCTCCAACGGTAGCAGCAAGTTCGTCAAAAAACTCAATGTGCCGTCCAGTGAGAGTATCGGCAATATTGCCAATAATCTCCACTAGCCAGCTACCAAGTTCTTCTACCGCTTTCTTTCCGCGCCACAACTGATCAAAAGCAGATCCTATTTTCCCCCAGTACATCAAAGTTCCAAACTTGAGGGAACACAAGGACCGCCCGACAGTAGACAGCGCAGAAATTGCAACATCTAAACCTCCTACCAATGATCGGGCTTCAAATTCATTTTGAACATCACCCGGAACGATAGAATCCAATTCTGGAGGTTTAAGCATGGTGCAAACTGCCATCTTGAAACTATTGTTGAGAGCTATAAACTTATCAGCCCCCAAACTAATAGCGGAAAAACCCAATGAAGTCAGGAACAAAGTAAGGAAAAGTCCTAGAACATTCCCAACACGTTCCAAAACACCCAACTTCATTAGGATGGTTTCAGCCAAAACAACAATACCACCTGCCATCATCACAACAAGAGCCCACAAAGCATGCTCCTGCAAAGCCAATAAAGCGTCGGACAGGTTTTCCCGAATCTTCTGTATCCACGCCTTGCATTTATCCCAAAACGTGCGAAACAATTCAGCACAAGACGTGAGATGACCCAGGAAAGGTGTCATTGTCTTCTCAAATACAGACTGCATAGTGCTAATAACCATATCTTCAATCTTTTCCTTAGCACTACAAAAGAGATTCTTTGGCAACTTAGCCAGAGAAACAGCCGTTTCTTTAATCCAATTAACAATTCCAGCACGAGCTTCAAACTCATTTGGACCAAAGTGCTGTGCCTCTTCTTCAAGTCCTTCAGAAATCTCATTTAGATTGGCAACAGTTAAGTCATCAATCATCAAGAGATTCTCTTCCAAAACTTCTGGCACAGTAAACTTGGCAGCAACTAAAAAGGCACTGCACAAGCGACCAACTGCCAATCTCTTAAATGGGTACGAATCCCATTCAGTCTGCATCCTCTCCTTCAAGACAGAGGAATACTCAGCAGAATACCACATGCGTTCAACATGTGATATAGCCTTTTCCAGGGGGCTAGCCTTGGCAACAACTCTCCTCACCGGGAGAGTCTTGGGAACCATTTCCCAATCATCCTCGATACAGCCCTCTTGTTCCAAGAGCTGTACTTCAGCAGCCTTAGCTGCTCTCTCAGCAACGAGAGCGGCTCGATGCGCCTTAAAAGCACGCACCTTACATGCCATGGTCTCAGACGCCATGCGCATGGCCCGGATTTCCTCCCGGACTAAGGATTCTTGTGCAGAGGAGAGCTGCACTTCACTTTCCAAGGCCTTAAGAATGGCCTTGGCTTGAGCCCTTTGCATCTGAGCCCACAAAATTTGCTGCTTCTTCTGAGCAGCAGCCGCTTTCATGGCGGCTCTTTTCTTTCGCTCTACTCGCCGAGCGATGGCGGCGGCCTTTCGTTGCCGCTTCTCAAGGGCTCTGACTCCCTTGAGAATTTTTCGTGCTCCATCTGAGAGCACGATTCTTCCTCTGGCATCAATAAAATTGATGCCATTGAAAGCGACGGCACGCTTAGGAAAAAGCGTTTTTGGGCGTACCGCCGGTGTACATTGCTTGGGCATTGCCCTCAGCCAAGCTGGAGCAGCCCAAGCAGGAAGTGGAGCGCTCTCCACAACCTTAGCATCAACAGCGCCAAATGGCGCCATTGCCTTACACCCAGATGCCAGCAGCATGGCTGGTACCTCTTCTTGTGAAGAAATTGCCTCCTTCACAAGGGGGGGGTAAACAAACTCCATAAGGAGCGGTTCACCCAAGCTGACAACAACGTCAGCCTTCTGCTTTTGGATGGGGGCAGAGTCCCCATTCGGTCGAACCGGACCTGAAACGGTTAGCTTCTTGGCTAGAGAAGCTTCTTGTGGTCGAATCGGACCAACAACGGGTACCACTTGAGGGATGGCTAGTCCCCCAATCTGTGATCGCTTCATTAAAGAAGCACCACACATAACAGCATCACAAACATAACGCAATTCGCGCGCTTCCGCATTGGATACTGGCAATCCAAACTTCAAACAGGCTTTCGCCTGACAGGCCCACGCCATATTGGCAAACGATCAGTGCGCAGAGAAACTTCGCATGCAAAGAGAAACTTAGGTTGGTTGCAAACGGAACTTCAATACACAACGAGAAATATCCTGAGAGAAAGTTTTACT